AAAGTTAATTTTTTAACAATTCTCAAACCAACGAAATTTAATTAACCGTTTACAGGTAAAACTATAAACAAGGAGTAACAAACTATGGCAAATAGTAACACGCAAGGTTTTGGACTTATTGCGGCAGGAACGTTAGGATCAACTCCAGCGACTTCCGGTCAAGGTAAGTACTTTATCGATGCAGCTTACGCTACCACAATATATAGTGGTGGGGCCGTTGCTTCCTCAGCAGGGTATATTGTCGAAGGACAAGGTACTGACACACCTGTGCTGGGAGTACTAAATGGAATCTTCTATAATGCGGCTACAACTTTGAAGCCGACATGGTCGAACCATTATGTACAAGTAACACCTGCGAATTCAGAAGACATAACTGCTTTCGTATACGATAACCCACAACAATTATATGTAGTATCGACTGACGACACGGTCGCACAAGCCGGTTTTCTAGAAACGTATGACATGAATACCTCTGCTGGTAGTACAACTACTGGTAAGTCTTCAGCTACTCTAGATATCAACGACACAAGTGCGGACGCAGCCTCATGGAGATTATTAAGATCAGCAGAAGATCCTTCAAATCAGGATATTACTGCTGCTTATGCCTCCGTAATAGTTGTTCCAAACCTGATTGAACTACAATCATAATAGGAGTATATAGAACATGGCAATATCACGAGCACAGCTAGTTAAAGAACTAGAACCTGGTCTAAATGCACTATTTGGACTGGAATATAAGAGGTACGACCAAGAGCATAAAGAAATTTATGCAGAAGAATCATCTGACAGAGCTTTCGAAGAGGAAGTAATGTTAAGTGGTTTTGCAAACGCAGACGTAAAACCTGAAGGTCAAGGCATAAGCTACGACGAAGCTCAGGAAACTTTTACGGCACGTTACACTATGGAAACGATCGCTCTAGCATTTGCGATAACAGAAGAAGCTATGGAGGATAACCTCTATGACAGACTTTCTTCTCGTTATACAAAAGCTTTAGCACGTTCTATGGCTAACGCTAAACAAGTGAAAGCAGTAGTTCCATTAAACAATGGACTACCTGGCGTAGCTACTTTTAAAACAGGCGACGGCGTTTCTTTAATAAACGCTTCTCACCCGACAATAGCAGGTACGTTTAGCAATACATTATCAACAGCAGCGGATCTTAACGAAACATCTTTGGAGCAGTCTTTGATTGACATTGCTGCATTCACTGATGAACGTGGTCTTAAAATTGCGGCTAGAGGAATGAAGATGGTTCTTCACTCTAACCAACAATTTACTGCTGAAAGACTGATGAAGTCTCCAGGAAGAGTTGGTACGGCTGATAATGACATTAACGCAATCAAAAACATGGGGATGCTTCCTCAAGGATTTGTAGTTAATCACTACTTATCTGACACTGATGCGTTTTACATCATTACAGACGTTCCTAACGGAATGAAGTATTTCAACAGAGCACCATTGAAAACATCAATGGAAGGCGATTTTGATACTGGTAACGTTAGATACAAAGCTAGAGAAAGATACGTCTTCGGATGTTCTGACCCTAGAGGTATCTATGCATCACCAGGTGCGTAATACATCTAATAACTAACGAAATGAGGCCGCCTTAAAACGGCCTCATTTTTAATATAAACTTCCAAATTCATGAAAAAATTCAGAATTCAAATAAAATATTGTGGCTATTCTGCGGATTTTACAGTCACATGTGAAGATACTCCTCAAGGTATTGAAAACTCTATCCTTGACAAACTAGGAAAAAATGAGGTATTATTTGAAAAAAATGGATTTACTGCCAAAAACGGTAAATGGATAACCTATGAGGAGGTTATAAATGACCCAAGACCTGTACATTACGAAGAAGTCCTTGGAGTTAGAATGGGAACAAGAGCACCTGAAGGAAGGGAAGCATAATATCCGTATGATCGAAATTAATAAGAAAATACAGGATATTATAAAACAAATTGTTGCCAAAGAGTTTGAAGACGCAACTCGTCAAACTAAAATAAACGAGGCCAAGGCCGAAGTTTCGATAGCCACTTAAGCGCTATTAAAAATCAATTGTTTACCACAGGATCACTTGCGCCAAATTAAAATTTGGGGTATAAATCACTTACTATACAATTATTAATTAGATCTAGACGAGTATAGTCGACGGCCTAGAGACTAGATCTTATAAACTAGGAGGAATATAAAATGGCAAAAACTACGTTTTCGGGACCAGTCTATTCGAAGAATGGATTTATTAATACAGGTCCTGGCAATACAATAAGTTTAACTGCTGATACAACTTTAACAGTTGCTACTCATGCAGGAAGACTTTTACTTACAAACGACGCAGATGGTAAATTTACATTACCTACAATTAATGCTAGTTCAAATAGCGCTGTAGCCGGTGATACTGACTACAACAATTTGAATAACATTGGCGCAACTTTCCATTTCTATGTGGCAACAGCTGCAACTGATATGGACATCTTAACTGATGGAACTGATAAGTTCGTTGGAGCAATTTTGTTGGCTGTGGATGATGGTGCGAAAAAAGCTTTCATACCAGGAGGCTCGGACGACGTGATCACTATGGCGGGTAGCGTCACAGGTGGTCTTGTAGGAAGTGTTATTTCTATTACAGCAATTGCTGACGATGAGTATTTGGTACATGATTCTTTAGTACTGGCAACAGGAACTATAGAAACACCATTTGCTACTTCGTAATAAATAAATAATGTGAGCTCCTTCGGGAGCTCACGACTAAGGAGAAAATATGAGTACATATCCAGTAGATATAAAATCTACAAACCTTACGTCTACAGGTACTATTTTTGCAGGACCTTGTAGAATTCTTGGAGTCTATTATGACGCGACTGCAGGAGCTGGTACGATTGAAATTTTAGATAATGCGACAAGTCTGTGTACGTTGAACACACCAGATGGGTCAAGTTCACCGCATACCGAATATCTTCAATTTCCAGGTACAGGTTTGAGATGTTTAACCAGTGGAAAAGCAACTTTAACTACTATAAATAAAGTTACATTCTTTTACGGTTAGGGGAGGTAGTATATGGCTATTGCTACCACAAACACGTTTGAAAAGACGTTTGCTATTGAGGAAGTTATTGAAGACGCATACGAACGTATTGGTCTGCAAGCAACTTCAGGATATCAATTAAAAACAGCTAAAAGATCTTTAAATATTTTATTTCAAGAATGGGGTAATAGAGGTTTACATTATTGGGAAGTAGCTAATTCTAGTTTTACCTTGGTTACAGATCAAAGTGAATATATTATTTATAGATCTACAGGAGATGGTACTTCTGATGCAACAGCTATCTATGGTGCAGCAGATATATTAGAAGCTTCTTATAGAAATGCCTCTAGTGTAGATTCTCCACTTACTAAAATTGATCGATCCACTTATCAAGCCTTATCTAATAAAACAGCAACTGGAGTTCCTTCACAATATTGGGTGCAAAGATTTATTGATAGAGTGACCATGACAATTTATTTGACTCCGAGTTCTTCTCAAAATGGGCATACAATAAATTATAACTATATTAAAAGAATTAAAGATGTGGGAGCTTTTACGAATGTAGGAGATGTTCCTTATCGTTTTGTTCCTTGTATGGTAGCAGGGTTGTCTTTCTATTTAAGTCAAAAATATAATCCTGAATTATCCCAACAAATGAAACTTTATTATGAAGATGAATTACAAAGAGCATTAGCAGAAGATGGTTCACCATCGAGTACTTATATAACACCTAAAACTTATTATCCGAGTGTTTAATTATGGCTAAATTTTCAAGAGGAGAGTACGCATTATCAATTTCAGATCGATCAGGTCAGGCATTTCCTTATTTGGAAATGGTGAGAGAATGGACTGGAGCGTGGGTGCATATTTCTGAATATGAACCTAAGTCTCCCTTAATTCAACCTAAGCCAGTAGGTGCAGACCCTCAATCTTTACAAAGAGCTCGTCCGGCAAGAACTGAATTTTATACCCCTACAATTTTACCTAATAATCCTTTATCCACAGCAGGTTCTACTACCGTTACCGTTAATGACCCAAATCATGGTCGATCAACTGGGGATGCAGTGAGATTTAGAAGTGTTGTTTCTTATGTAGGAGGAGTTTCTCCAATTATTTTTATGTTAGAAACCACTCTTGCTTCTGATCTTACTGATTCGGCTACGACTTTAACTTTATCAGATGCATCTGCTTTTCCAACCTCAGGTTATATTGTAGTTAATCCAGGAGCTAACGATAGTGAAACTATTAAATATACAGGTAAATCAAGTAATGATTTAACGGGTTTAACTAGAGGTTCATCCGCTCCGACTTATAATTTAACTCCTCTTGTTACAACGGCATCGGCGCATAGTTCCGGTGTTCAAGTCAGAGGATCTTATTTAATTACTAAAGTGGATGCAGATAGCTATACCTTTACATTGGCTTCTGCAGCTAGTACAACTGAAACAGGAGGAGGCTACCCGATCTTTGCAGGTCCGGTTAACGCTAGAGCATAATGAGATATTTAAAAATTTTTTTATATAAACTTCTTAAAAAACGACATTGTTGGGAACATACGACTATGACAAAAAGTTGTAAAAAT